GAAGTAACCTTCAGGAGTATATTCTGTTACAAATTTATTTGATACACTAATGTAGTTACCCGATTTGAAATTATCCCTGTCAGACGCATTTGTTGGGTCTGCAACGAATACTTTATCTTGAATCAAAGATTTTACTTCGTACCATTTATTTGTTGGGTCTAAGAATTCAGAGTTTGTTGGGTTGCCCGCAAATGATGAACCATCTTTGTGGATGATTGAAGTGATACCTAAAACATTTTGTTCAGGTAAATAAAGTTTTAAAAATGGTTTTTGGTCTAATTCAGTTATAACTTTTCTAAAGATTCTTGTTACACCGTTTACAACCGCTTCCCTCTTTGTAATTGTATATGAAACCAATCTATTATTACCATCAAAATTTGGTATTTTTAATCTATTTGGTTCTCCCTTACTATTAAATGGACTTGAGAAATCGATGTCTTCTACCGCTTCGAATGATTGTCCACCACCACTAACTTGTGCACCGGCTTTAATTGTACCAAGATATCTTTCATCTTCCTTATCCCCTCTTACAGGTACGTTAATTGAAAAGTCACACAATGCAACTGATGGTCTATTACCCGGTAATCTAATTCCATATGTTTTTGCGATATGGAAAAGTGATTGTCTTTGTTGGGCAAAATCCAACATGGTTTCTTGCCAAACTCTATCGATGTGATAGTGTAGGTTATCGGTAACCGCAGCATTTAAATCCAATAGTACAGAATAAATGGATGCGTCGTTAGTATTCTTTACTAAATCAGGATAATATTCTTTTGTTAGATTAACCAGTTCCTGTCTTAATCCCGCAAAATCTCTCGTTGCGTATGATATCTTTTTAGCCATATTATATGTTAATAATTATAAAGTCTGACGAACTAAATGGTTCGTTATTGATGTCGTAATCTATTCTAACCTTAGCAGTATATGGTTTACTTGAACTATCCGATACTCTGAATAATCTTGAGTCATCCTCTTCACTAACACTTGATGGTGCTTCGTCGTCTTGGTCTGCAGGGGTGATTCTGATAGATTTGATATCCAAATTTGGTATGTATTTTTTTACTGTTGTTCTGATTTCATCTTCAATCATTTGAAACGTAACAACGTCATTTGGTTCAAAAATGAATTCATATAACCTTGTTCCGAAATCAGGTAAATAATAACGTGTACCTCTTCTGGTTAAAATAAGGTGTAATAAGTTAGCTCTGATTTCCCTGTCAGGTGCCTCAGTCATATGAAGGAAATTACCCTTCATACTATCTCTAAATGGAAAATCTATACCGTATGTTGTCGCCATATCAATAAATATAAAGAAAGATGAAATACTAATAAATAAAAAATCCCAACCGAAGTTGGGATTTATGTAGTATTTTGATATTCAGTTCTTTTTATGAACCACAGCCCTCACACTCAAATGGCGAATCGGTGGGTCTTGATATAGTAACCATTTCCATCAATTTTACCTCTTCAGAAGTATCTTGAATGAAGTTATTACTATTTGGAACTTCGATTGCTTCGGCAACAGGTTTAGTTGTTGTCATATCAATTCCTAATCCTTTTAGTGGGTCAACCGCCGCCCTTGTTCTGAGATAGTACATACCAGTTTTAAGACCAAGTTTCCAACCATAAAGATGTGCCGCCAATACTTTTTGTTTAGTGGCATTGTCAATAAATAAATTCAATGATTGTGATTGGTCAATATAAACAGAACGATTTCCTGCCATGGTTAAGATTCTCTTTTGAGACATTTCCCAAACCGTTTTGAAAACTTCCTTAATATCTGTTGGGATTTCAGGGATGTTTTGTACGGAACCATTTTCAAAAATCAATTTCTTTTTAATATCGTCTGACCAAATCTTTCTCTCAAGTAATAATTTAACTAAGTGTTTGTTTACCACAATAAATTCACCACCAAGAGTTCTTCTTGAAAATAGGTTTGATGTGAATGGTTCAAATGCTTCGTTATTACCTAAGATTTGTGCAGTAGATGCTGTTGGCATCGGTGCAACTAATAATGAGTTTCTAACACCAAATTTAACCACTTCTTTTCTAAGTGATTTCCAATCCCATCTTCCACTTGTGTCTTTATCTGTTTTACCCCATAGTTGATATTGGAAGATGCCATCAGATAATGGTGAGCCGATAAAGGTCTCATATGCTCCGTGTTCTTTTGCCAAATCTTTTGATGAGGTCAATGCCGCAAAATAGATAGTTTCGAAAATATCTGTTTGTAGTTTGTCAGCATCATCACTTTCAAATGGAAGTGATAACATACAGAATACATCCGCCAAACCTTGTACACCCAATCCAACAGGTCTGTGTCTCATGTTTGAACGTTTTGTTTCCTCTGTTGGATAAAAGTTCAAATCGATAACGTTGTTAAGATTTTGTACTACTTGATAAGTGTATTCATATAATAGTTGGTGACTGAATTCACCGTCAACAATGTATTTTGGTAAAGCAATTGAAGCCAAGTTACAAACCGCTTGTTCCTCTGGACTTGAGTATTCAATAATCTCAGTACATAAGTTAGAAGATTTAATCGTACCAATATTCTTTTGGTTTGATTTGTAGTTTGCAGCATCCTTATATAACATGTAAGGAGTTCCTGTTTCAATTTGAGCAGTAAGAATTGCGTCCATCAATTTTCTCGCTTTCACAACCTTACGTGCTCTTCCTTCTTGTTCATATTGTTCATATAAACGAGTAAATGCTTTATCCTCAGGGGTATCATAAACATCAGATAAACCGGGTGCTTCATCGGGTGAAAATAATGACCAATCACCATCAGACTCTACTCGTTGCATGAATAGGTCGGGAGTCCACATTGCCAAGAACAAATCACGAGCTCTCATTTCTTCTTTACCGTGATTCTTTCTTAAATCAATAAATTCAAAAACATCTGAGTGCCATGGTTCAAGATATACCGCGAATGAACCTTTTCTTTTACCTCCTTGGTTAATCCAACGAGCAACCTCATTGTAAGTTTTCATCATCGGTAACAGACCGTCTGATTCACCACCTGTTCCTTTAATGTAAGAACCTTTTGCTCTAACATCGTGAACGTGAAGACCGATACCACCTGCCCATTTAGAAATCTTGGCAACGTCTTTAATGGTATCAAATAAACCATCAATATCATCACCTTTGTTTCCAATCAAGAAACAAGATGACATCTGTGGTCTACGAGTACCGGCATTAAATAATGTTGGTGTTGCGTGAGTATAGAAGTGTTGAGATAGGTCATCATAAATTCTAAGAGCCATATCTAAATCACCATTACAAATACCAACGGCAACTCTCATATACATGTATTGAGGTCTCTCAACAATACGTTTACCTATCTTTAAAAGGTATGAACGTTCAAGTGTTTTAAAACCAAAATAATCAAAATCTAAATCACGCTCTTGTCTGATTGCTCCGTCAAGAACTTCTCTATTTTGATGTACGAATTTGGCAACATTGTCATCAATTAATGATGACTCTTTACCTGTTTTTGGTTCATTAAAATTATGTAACTCCTTAATACATTGTGAGAACTTTTTAGGAGTTGTTTTGTGCAAGTTTGATACTGCAAGTCTTCCCGCTAATTTTGCATAATCAGGGTGAGTAGTTACAAGTGACGCAGCAGTTTCTGCCGCCAACGTATCTAACTCAACACTCGAAATCCCATCATAAATTCCTTGGGTTACCTTTAGAGTAACCAACGTGGGGTCAACATATTCAATATCTAAATCATCACAGAAGTATTGCATTCTTCTTGTGATTTTATCATATCTCATCTCCTCAAAGGAGCCATCTCTCTTTTTTACTTTCATCTTGTTTGGTTAATTAGAAATCGATATCATCAATATTTGTTATGTCATCAATGGACGAGTTTGTGGTAACACCGGCTTTTTGGTATTCTGCAACTCTTTTTTCAAAGAAGTTTGTTTTACCTTGGATTGCGATGTTTTCCATAAAATCAAACGGATTCGTCGAATTGTAAACTTTAGGAACACCTAATGATAATAATAATCTATCAGTAACGAATTCTAAATACTGAGCCATAAGGTCAGCATTCATACCGATTAAACGAACTGGCAATGCCTCGAGGATGAACTCTTTTTCAATCTCTAACGCTCCGCAGATGATTTCTTTTATTTTAGTTTGTGTTAATTTCTTTTGAATGTGATTGTTGTATAAGTGACAAGCAAAATCACAATGCATCCCCTCGTCTCTTGAAATCAATTCATTTGAAAAGGTCAGTCCTGGCATTAAACCACGTTTTTTGAGCCAGAAAATGGAACAAAATGAGCCCGAAAAGAAAATACCCTCAACAGCTGCAAAAGCAACAATACGTTCAACGAATGAGTCGGAGTTAATCCACTTGATTGCCCATTCTGCTTTCTTCTTGATAGCAGGTACCGTCTCAATTGCGTTGAACAGATGATTTTGTTCTTCCTTGTCTTTGATGTACGTATCAATCAAAAGTGAATATGTTTCACTATGAATGTTCTCCATCATGATTTGGAAACCGTAGAACATTTTTGCTTCGGTATATTGTACTTCATTGACAAAGTTCATTGCCAAATTTTCGTTTACGATACCGTCCGATGCGGCAAAGAACGCCAAAACGTTTTTAACGAAGTGTTGTTCATCATCATTTAATCGGTTTTCCCAATCATTGATATCTTGGGCTAAATCAATTTCTTCGGCGGTCCAAAAACACGCTTCTTGTTGTTTGTAAAGTTTCCAAATATCGTGGTGTT